AATGCTGTATATAACGCTAAGAAACCATCATTCTGTTTATAGAATATATAGTTTAAATAGTCAGAACATTGTCTAGCCATTTCTTCATCTTCTGGCCCTTGTCCTTCACAATTAAATACATTATCACCTGATGTAAAAATTCTCATCAATGATGGCATTAAACTTTCTACTGTATCTAAAACATCATTAGAAACAACTTGAGATCTACCTTCTTGTTCGTTACCAAGAGGTTCTCCTAAATAATATTCTAATGATTTTTTTCTTCTAGCTACAAGTTCTCCACCAATATAACCTGATGCGTTATGTATCTCTCTACTTACTACTGATAATATTTCTTTTTGTGATTTTTCTTTATTTTTCATACTACGTATTTTGTATCTATATTAATTGGTTTATCCCAGTCTGATGTATCAATTGGGTCGTGTACACATCCATATCTAAATGCATCACTTGCGTGTGAACACCAGTCATGAAGTGGTTTGTTTTTAAATACTTGATTCTTATCGTCCCATTGTTTTCTATACTGTCTTAAAGCATCTAATCCTGTTTTACATTTTACTCTATCAAAATAACAATTTGGTAATGTATTTCTTACAGATTCAATTCCATGATCTACTTCTAACTTAGGTGCTACTTCAAAGTCAATACCTAATTCTTGAGAAACTTCTAACCTTGACTTACCTGTTCCAAGCTCTCTCGCCATAATATCGTGAGGTGCTATATGTCGACTATATGCATAGTCTTTTTCAGTTAGTATATCAGCATAGTGTGCTAATGATTCACCTGAAGTTTCGTAATAATCTATTAAATGAATTTCAGTTCCAACTCTTTGTGCAAACCATATTGCAGTTGAATCTCCAATACCTAAGTCCCACCAAGTTTCTACACCTACTGATTCATCATAAGGTACTTCACCAATTCTATTTTCTTTATCTGCTTTAGTTATTAATCTTCCATAATAACTTCCTGATACTGCTGCAGTAAATGAACATTCAAATTCCTGTTCATACTGTTCAGGACTCATAATAGCTTTGGCTTGTTCTAACTCGTCATCTGGTATTACTGCTGTTTCAGATGCTCTGTATAGTTTTCCATACCAATCTTTATGACCACGTTGTGCAAAGTCAAATACTTCCCAAAACTGATTGTGTCCCATTGGAGTTCCAATAAATAAAACTGATCCTAGTTTATCAGATACTGCTGGTCTTACAATTTCGGTCCACACTCTAGGGGACATAATTGCGTATTCGTCCATAACAACTTTATCAAAACCCATACCACGAATACTATCTGGATTATCTGCTCCAAAAATTTGAATACGTGATTGATTAAATAAATCTATTCTTAATTCTGTTTCATTTCTACTACCACCAAATTTCATTAAAGGTTCTGTGTAGAATTTTAAATATTCCCAAGCGATGGATTTACCTTGTCGGTAAGTCGGAGCTATAAATGCACACAAAGATCTTGGTTTGTCTGCTGCTGTTTTAATTAATTCGTTAATAGCTAATACTGATTTTCCAAATCGTCTGTGACATACTAGAACACTAAATCTTTTAAGTGAGTTATGTACGTCTAACTGATAAGGTCTTGGCTTATAAGGTATTTCTACTTTAGCGACTTTTTTATTAGTCGTCTTTTTGCCAAGAGACTTTGATTGCGATTGGTTCATCTGTTCCTATTTTAGATGTTGTTGACGCTAACCTTGGGTGAACAAATGGAGCTGCTTTTTCGGCTGCATACATTTTACGTTCAGGTGAGCTCATAGGATTGTTTAACACAGCTAATAGATAATCCAAAGGAGAATGTTGATATTTCTCAGCCATCTCCTGCATAGATTTCCAATTTTTCTTAGTCTTAGCACCTAAAGGTCTACCAGAACCTGGTCTTTTACCACCATGGTTATCTGATGTTTTTTCCTCTTGATTTGGTAATTTGTTATCTTCAACCATTAAATTATCTTTCTACCTCTTTTGTCGAACTGTCTGTTCTTAACAAAATTAATACCTTTTTGGTTTTTAGCACCTTTATATAAAATAGTACCTGCAGTTAATCCAAGACTTAATGGACTTACTGCAAACTTAATTCCTTTTTTTACTATAGTTTTAGCAGCTTTCTTAAATACAGAAGGTTTTTTCTTTGGTGTTTTAGTAAAGCCTATATCTCCACCTTTAATCATTAGTAACCTCTTTTAACTTTTTTACCTGATTTTTTAGCAGCCATCTTAGCTTTCTTTTTACCAGCTTTTGTATATGGGTATTTTTTTTTTCCTACCATTGGCATAATAATTATCCTTTCTTTTTCTTTTTATCTTTTTTAGGTTGTAGTGCACGTGCTGTTATTCCAATACCTACTCCAGTTGTTATTGGATAATCCATAACAGTTTTAAAAGCATTGCTTCCAGTAAATACATTTTTTCTTAATAATCTTCCTTCTCTACGTGCTCCTGCTGCAAAATCTTTAGCAAAGCTACCTTTATAAAGTCCAATATCTGATGCTAACTTAGCGTGTTTAGTAGCTACCTTTTTTTTTAAACCTCTGGCTTTGTATATAGTTTTACCTTTTAATTCTTTTGCACTATTAATTGCAGTCTTAAAATGACTTTTTGCAAACAATGCTGCTCGTCCTATTTTATCTATCATTTGATTTATCCTTGTTTTTGTTTTCTATTACTTAAAACTGCACTTCTAAAGTTTTTTGTTTTGATTGCTTTTAAAAAATCTTTATCTGATTTATGTGTAGTTATTTTATTAATTTTAGATTTAGATTCAGCTACAGCTCTAAATTTAGGTGCTATATCTAATTGAAATGCACCTTTAACTTTGCTTTGTTTTCCTAATACATATGCTGAACCCATACCTATTCCTGCTTGAGAAGTTATTTTATTTTTTGTTCTTTTTGAACCTGCATAAGCTCCAATAGCACCACCAGCAACTGCAGTACCTGCTGCAATTTTATGAGTTTTAGTAATTTTACTTTTTAAAGTTTTTACAGACTCTACAGCATTAGCATAATATTTTTTTGCATATTGCTTAGCTACAAAAGCATGAGTTCTTAGTTTCATTATCTTAATAATCCTTGTTGTGCAGCCATTTGTGCATTAGGCATAGGTATTTGACCTCCTGGTCTCTTACCCATATTAGCCATTTGTTGCTGTGCTTGAGGATTCTGCTGCTGTAGTAATCCTTGTTGTTGTTGCTTTTTAGCCATCTCTGGCATAATCTTAGCTTTAATAATTAATGATAGTTGCTGTCCTTCTTCTGGAGTCAATCTAATCATTTCGTCAGCTAATTTTTCTAATTTTTTATCCATATTATTTCTTTGCTAGTTTATCTTTGTTTATGCCTTTTTTAATAATGTAGTTCTGTGTGCCATTAGCTCCAGTTTCTACTTCTTTTTTCAATACTTTGAATAATTCTTTTCTTTTTTTTTCTCGTGCTTGTTGTACTACATAAGCATTAATAAGTTTAGTATCTCTCATTAGCAGTTCCATGCTCTTAATGACTTATTAATTCTGCTATTAGGATCATTTGCAGTCTTAGCAGAAGTTAGTTTACGTTTCATACCTTTCATTCTAGCACAAAACGATGCTCTACGTTTGTTTCCTACTTTTTTACTAGGAGCTTTTAACGTTCCACCAGTTTGTCTCTTATAACTAGCTCGACCTTTAGCGTTCAAACCCCCTTTTGGGTTCTTACCTTCTTTACGCTGCCATGCTGCTGTCTTTGCCATTATCTTTTCTTAGCAGTTTTAGCTGCTTGTTTAAATTGTTTAGCAGTTGGTGCACCTTTGGCCCCTTTTTTTCTCATTTTTTCTTTACTACCTGCAGCGATTCTCTTTCGCTTTGCGTGAATATTAGCGTATAATCCTTTTTTAGCCATAATTATATAAACTTTTTAGTGTATTCTATTATTTTAGTCGACTTTCGAAATTTTTTAGATTTCAAGTCTTTGCTAAACTGCTTTCTTTTATCCAATTGCTTCTTAATGTCAATTTTAAACATTGGTAATTTTAGATAATTAGTTTTCATCTGCCTTGTCCTTTATATCTTCTACGACTTTGCTGTAGTTTTTCCGATTTCGACTTCGATTTTTTGTGGATTCCTGGTCTTTTCTTAGGTTTTGGTCTAGGTGTAAAGCTAGTAAACTTCTGCTTAGCCATTAATCGTCATCAAATATATCAAAACCTATACCACCAGCCACTACACCTGTAGTAACTTTACGTTTAGTAGATGATCCTAGTGCTTTTTTATAAGCATAAGAATAACCTTGTCTTGTTTTTTTTCCTGCTGCTGATAAAAAGTTTAATCCTTTATCTTCAAATCCTGACATTTTTGGATTTTTCTTAGGATCTAGTCTTTTCTTGATTACTTTGTCTCCTACGATTCTTAAGCCTCTTTTAAGTTTTGTGGGTCTTATTGCTTTTGCACCCATCAAACCTAATTCTGCCATTTTTGTAAATATAGCTACTGCCATTATGTGCCTTTCTTGTTATGGTGCTGTACAAAACCCCCCTATTGTCAGATAGTTCTACGACTATCATGACGATGGGGTGAATCTAAAACCCACCTTAATTGTTATTGTTGTTAGTTCTTCAGCTCACTGTTGTTCGCTGTCTTTTATTAAGTTGTCGTTAGTCAACTGATAATCGCTGTCCCAAGTGACAGCGTTATAAGTTGTTATTATATATTGGTAATTAGTTAACCTTAGCTTGTCTATTGATTAATTGATTACCGATAATGATTTAACCTATTGATAATACTAGATATCTTGATTGCTAGTGTAATTGATAGCAACGTATAAA